ATTAGACCAAAACCCTATGTCGACATTTCCCAGTTAGTCTAAACTAATATGGCACACAAAAATAAACATAAAATTTATGCTTGACAAACGCTTAAAAATGTGCTATTATATAATTAACAAAAAGGTAAGCAATAACAAGAAGGGAGAATACAACAATGATGAATGAGAGAATATCAGATCAAGTAATTTGTTCAGAGGACGACGTTAGTTATTCCGCATATGATTTCTGGTATGAGAGGTTGAGCAAGTTAGGCAAGGAAGAGGAAATTGAGTTTGGTGTCATGTACATCGGTAAAGATGAAGACGGAAAATCATGGTGGATGTTTGATGACAGACTTGAAAAGTATATTGCAGCAGTAGATCTTGAACTCAATATCACTTTCGAGGAGACATGTGAGTCAGAGTTAAATTTTGAGGACACCTTGCATAGCTATTACCATCGTGACTGGTATTATCTAACAAAATCGAAACCGATGGAGTCAAAATATAAGAATGTATGGCAATAAAAAGAGGGAGGTAGATGACATGGCAAAGATCATTAACAATAAGTGGTATACGGATGAAGAATACGACAGAGAATATCATGAGGTTGTACTTTGGGGTGGATATCTTACATTTCTTAATGTACTCAAAGTTGAGGGTGAGGAGGACACTTACTTCTTAAACGACAGTATCGCTAAATTTATAGCTGGAAAGACATTAGGAAGAGATATCATTTACGTATACAGTGGCGGTACGATAAGAAGAGAAGATATGGGAATCTTTGTTTATAATGTTGCTGATTCAAAATATGAGGAAGTAGATGTCAGGAGGTGTAAATGGCATGTTTAACAAAATAAAAAGAAATATTAGAGGAGGTAATAAATGAGTTATCATCTTGTAACAAGGGAAGAAATCACCGGAATAACAATCTATACCAGAGTAGAACAAATAAGAAGTGCGAGTATCATACCGATACGCATACGAAACATTGGTGAGCGAAACAATAAAAGATATTATGAAATCATAAAAGGTGACACCTGTAAGTATATAGCAGCAAAGATCTTAGACAAAAGTATTTACTACCTGGAAACAGGTGACACCGGAAAGATGGACCTAAAAGTAAACCTAGTCGAATACCAAGAACTAGGAAAGATAAACATTACAACCAAGCTCATACAAGACGCCATCGAAAAAAACGAATTAATCGGTGAGGAGGAATAGAAAATGATAAAAGGGGCATTTGTAGAAGAAATTGCGTTATACATCTGTATGCATGCACCGCACTATCACATCAATTGTAATAGTGCGGTTATCGCACAAGCAATTGTAGAATCCGGATGGGGAGAATCCACACTCGCCAATAAGTACCACAACTACTTTGGATTAAAGTGTGGCACAGCCTGGACAGGTCCAAGCGTAAATCTAAGCACACAAGAGGAGTACACACCTGGACAGATGACCAATATCCGAGACAATTTTCGAGTTTATTCCAGCATGGAGGAGGGAGTGATTGGATATTTTGAGTTTATTCAGCTACCACGATATTTAAACCTAAAGGGAATTAGAAATCCAAGAGAGTACCTAACCACGATCAAAAATGATGGATATGCTACCAGCAGCAGTTACGTTGATACGTGTATGAATGTAATAGAACAGTACAACTTATATGAATACGATGAGTGGTATCAATGTTATGAAGAATTTAATAAAAATTTAGAGGGAGGTTTACTTGTGAGTACAGAGTTATGGACAAAAACAGCCGAACTAATGGCTGAGCAAAGCGGATATTTAGAGAAACGTTCGAACAGCCAATTAGACAGCAAAACTGGTAATGCGGGGTACAACAACTACACAAAATACGCAAGAGACATTGACAACATCGGATTACCAGGATGTCAAGGACAGCCATGGTGTGCGGTGTACCAATTCTGGATTTGTGTACAAATCTTTGGTAAAGAGAAAGCGCTAGACATCATGGGTGATTGTTTTTACAACTGCACCGCAATTACGAACCATGCAAAGGCATCTGGAACATGGGGAGTGGAACCGAAATTAGGAGCACTAGTGATTTTTCGAAATGGTGCGCACATAGGAAGAGTAACGAAAGTGACCAGCACACACATATACACGAATGAAGGTAACACCAGTGCGACCAGTGTCAACCAAGTAGTTGCGAACGGTGGATGTGTCGCTGACAAATTATACACACGTGTATATTCAGGGATTGATGGGTATGTATACATTGACTACAAAACCGCCGTGAAAGACTTTTATTGTTACGGTGATAAGGGAGTAGGAGTAAAAGCGATGCAAGAGCAGCTCAGATTGTGTGGGTATGACATCAAAGCAGACGGTGACTTTGGCCCTGACACCCAACAGGCGGTCATCAACTTTCAGAAAGCGAACGGATTAACACCGGACGGAAATTGCGGACCAGCAACGCAAAAAGAGCTAGTGATTGAGAGCGATAAGAATAGTCATGTACAAGAAGGATTCCATAGATTTGTAGGTGAGGTACAGAAAACGTTAGGTGTGCATGAGCGTCCGAAAAAAGCGAGTCCGTTAATATCGAAATACCCGCAACTAAAGAAGCACAACCTGGTAGACGTCCTAGGAAGATACGGGTATGAGGATAATTGGTTTTACGTTTGTATCTCTGACAAATACTATGGATACGCATGGGCGCCAAGCATCAAGCGAATATAGAAAAAAGAGAGGGGTGCACCCTCTCTTTTTTGTTGCAGAATCATAGTTGATCTCATCGGCACAAGTCAGCTAAATATGATAAATAGTTACCGTTTACACTATTTTACCGGGATCATTAGGGTCCTCTGGATTATACACGGAACCAGACAAGAAGCTCGCACTATTCATCCAAATTGTGATTTCAGCGGAAGGTTCAGCAGACAACAGGATACCGATATGGGTGGTAGCGCCATCATACCAAGCACGGATATAGTTTCTAGAGATATACCCGGTAGTAGTGGTACGAACGCTAGCAACGCCCAAGGTCATCGAGTTTGCTGAATTTGGTAGTGCGGTCTGATTGAGGTTAAAGCAATTATCTTCGATGGTCACAATATCAAAGAAGGTAGTAGTACCCCCACCCACGGACCAAGTAAACACATATTTCGTTGGATTTGACAACGGGTATTTAAACTGAACATTCATAGAAAATGTTGAAAGTGTCTTATTCGTATTCTGATACATATAAGCAGAGGAAGAAGATTTCAAGTTATTTGGAGAAATCACGCACTGCACATCTTTAAAGTTCAGGATATTGTCATAGTTCTGAACAGCTTTTTTAATTGTTTCTAGTTCAGCATTAATGCTTTGGATGGCAGCCGAATTGACATCGGCTTTACTAGACGCTGAATTAGCAGTAGACGTTGCCTTACCTGCTTTGATATCGACATTGTTATAACCCGTGTCGATCTTTTCCATAGCACCATTAAAGTCCCCCAACCAAGAGGGCACATCCGTACCGATAAATTGTGGTAAATCTAGATACGTAGTATTATTTGTTGCGCTCATAATATACACCTACCTTTTTTGACAAATTAATATATTTAAATCATTAGCAATAGAGGCAAAACCCCCATATATAGTGTTAACAAGAAACGTTTTAATAGTTAATTCCTCATTTTCTGGCGGTTCAACAATTCCAAAACCCTTAGACGTTGCATTTGCAAAACGATGTGTATCATCTGAATATAAAATACCAATTTGTAATGAGGGATTGGATTTATTACAAGTAAAAAGATATGTTTGTTTTCGAACATCCAACCAACTATTATATAAGGTATTTGTAACATTATTAGATATAGCGGTACCAGATGTTTCAAAGGCTGTTGAGCCTTTAATTGATTTAGCGTATGGATAATTAACAATTAAACTACCGTTAGGAGACATATAAGTTAAATTAAAATTATGTGCGTCTAAATAATAAGTCAGCATAGCCTTACTATACCAGTCGAAATCTGTTGCCGTTATTGTTTTAGATTCATAATCCTCAGCAGTAAAAGTGAGCTTATCATATTGGAATGTGGTTAAAGCGTTTTCCTTATGAAGTGTTGCTAACTTATCCAATTCCTCTTTGGTATGAATCTGCTCACCCGTCCAGACATCGGTCATATAGAAATTAGGGTCTTTCCAAATAAAACGTCTAGAGTAGTAGTCATACTGATAAGCGGTCAACTGGAACCCGTCATACTGTTCAGCGGACCATTTCATATCGTCATACTCATCGGCGGTCAGTGAATAGACTTTGATGTTATCCCAAATTTCGTTGATAGCAGTCTGAATATCCACAATCTGAGAAGAGAATGGGGAATAGACATAGACGGTGGTCAAATCCGTCAACTGATTTTTCAGCAGCTCGATCTGATAGCGCAATTCAGACAGAATCATATTATCCTGATTATTGACATACAACCTAAGAGCTGCCAATTGAGTACTAAGTAGTACCGTCATTTCCGTCAATTGACGGTGCATCTCCATGGTAACATCATTGTTATACTTTTCGAGAGCGGATGTCACACTACCCATGACATGATTGACACGATCAGTCAGGTTTTGCATCTGTTTATTGAGGCCAACCAAACGTTCATCTACACGGTCATCGACCAATTCCAAAATAGATTCCGGGTCAATGGCATTTAGTTCCGTAATGATCTCATTCATTTTCGTAACTAATTTACAGATGGACTCATAGTAACTAAGTGAGTCATCATAGGTTGCGGGAAGAACTTTCTGACAGTAGGGGAATCTACGTATGGTATCCAAAGAACTCATATTTTCACCTCCTTACCAAAGACCCATAAACAGGTCTTTAAATTCATCAATCACTTGCAAATCAATATTTAAGAAGGTATCACGGTATTTCATTAGGAGATCGCTATAGGAATCGACACCGTGTTTTCCCTCAACGGTTTCTTTAAAGTTCTCTTCATTGTCCGTGATTGTTTTTCCTTGAGATTCTGTATTTTCGTTTGTTGTCTGGTCAGAGGTGCCGTCGGTAATCGTTGCCTGAGTCAAGTATCTCATGGACTCAACCCCGCTTAGAGAACCCTGAGGGGTATCTGACATTCGGTTGGTGTCTTTGTAACCACTATCGGTACTCGAATCTCTAGTTCCAGAATCCTCTGTCTGTACCAAACCATCAAACTCCATCAAATGTGACCTTGTAAAGGAAACGTTATTCAGAGGGTCAAACTTAAGCTGTTCGGACTCATAGAGTTGGTTATAGTACGGCATAATTTCCTCTAGCCGGGTATTCAAGTGGTACATCCACTGACCAACGGTTTCAAAGCCAATCTCTTGCATGTAGTAGTGTTTCAAGATTTTCGAGCAAAGAGTCTTTCGATAACTTTCACTGAAGAATTTCACTTTTGATGTAAAAATCTTATCCCAAGACTTACTTATTACACTATCTATTTTATCACATCCCACGCTAGAAGTCAAACCAGCTTTCTGTTCACAAATAAAACGGACTTCCACGGTATACTTACTCATCCAAGTCACCTCCTGGTTCGCCCTCATTCGGGTAATTTGCGAACAGTAGCAGCTCATCACCAGAAAGCACAGAGCTGATATCCTTATAGCTAACCTTAATATCTAAACCAAACATGCGGTTAATACGCTCAGCGTCTTCACGACGTTTATCCAGTCGAGAGAAACGACTTGCGATCGTCCCGCCCATACCACGAACGACCTCATCTGTAATCATACGTTCTTTTTTCTGCTCGCTAACGTTAGCGATACCGAGGTAGGTCAAAGCCTCATTCCAAATTTTTGTTTTCAGAGCGTACAATTGATCTGCTAGAAAAGGTGCTGAGGTATTAATAGACTGAATGCCCTCCAAATTCAGGGAATCCGTACCAAAGATGACCGGGGCATTGCCATCATATTCTTTGTACAGATTCAGGAGTGTCAAACGTTGCTTATCGGTACCTTGCAGCAGCATCGGTGTTTTTTGCGCATTAATATTTACATCTATAATACGATCAATCAAATACAATTTATCCGCATAAAAATTAATATCACGGATACTATTGGTTCTCATCATGTTATTATAAATAATAACAGAATTTTGGTTTGTCAACTCACAATTGTAGTTATTGTATCTAGAGTACGCACGACAGCGTAACGGATTCCCATAGACATCAAATGGTCCTTTTCGATTTACCGACAAACAGAGATAGTCGTCAACCACATCATCTTTAAAGAACACCGCCGCACCCTCACGGAATAAACACATTTCCAAATAACGGGAATCCACCGTATTCGGCAAGTTCTCCCATTTAAAAACGGAAACGGCCAATTCCGTTAAACGGTCAAAGTAAAAATTTTTCGTGTTTACATTGCGTCGTAACGACAACTCAAATTCGGTGTGTTTACGTCTCCCCAAGTCCTTCACCTCCTCAATGTTTCACGTGAAACATTTAGATGCTGTTATCCAAACTATAGTTTCCAACATTTCCAGGCTCTTTCCAATAGGTAATACCCGCATCGTGTATCTGACAGATTTTATTCATGTCATCCACAGGTACGCTTCCCGTCACGACACATCCAGCGGTCTTTACATAATTAAAGTGTGGTCTTGCGGTACGGAACCTTTACCCGTTTGGTTGCGTAGCCAAATACCGTGAAAAAATCATCAATCGCCCGAGCGTAGTTCATGGTAATAGCGGCCCTACCGATATAAAAGTTCTGGTATTGATGGGACATATTGATCGAGCCATTGTTCACATTCCCACGACACAAGTCCGCTTGAATCGAGGCGGTATAACTATCCATCATAAATGCCTGGATGTTTTCTTGTACTTGCTGCATGGCGCCTTGGGAGTCTGCCAAACCTTGTGCGGCACCAGCGAGGTTCCCTGTTTTTGCGTTCACCAAAGCCTTTCCAGCGCTAAGGGCTGAAGTTGTCACGCCGCTCACGGTCTTCATGACCATAGGTGTCATGTTCTGAGCGAGCCAAACCTTATAGGCGTCCATATTCCAGGAGCATTGTGGATAGTTTTCCAGTGTCACGGTTTCGGTGTGATTGACACCGCTGCTACCCTTATACCGTCTTGGCCGACAGGTAATTTTCACAGGAGCTATCACGGTAGAATCCAGGTGCAATTGCGGGATACCGCCCTCGAAAAACTCAAATCGGTATTGGGCGGACTGACCAGAGCCATTATCGACGTGAAGGAAACAATAGGGATAGGTCAACAGCTTTTTATTTCTAGGGATGTAACCATTCAGACCAGTCCCCACCCCATCGAGTGTATAGGTATGTGACCATCCCGTGGCGTGCCCCTCACCAGCACCAGAAATGATGGTACCGCCGTCCTCAATGGCGCCCCCGGTACAGATGACCGGACACATATACATGCTAACAATACTATCCGGTGATTGCATAAACCCTTTAATCGTAGTGTTAATACCCTCCACATCTGAGGAATTAAAGGCTGTGATTTTGGTACCAGAGTAGACACCGTCGATCATACCGCCGCTGGTATCCTCTCCACCCGTTTCCGCCGCAGCCATAATCACCGCCATGGGTTCAAGTTCCTCACCGAGTTTTTCGTAGGTGTTGTACACATACTCACCAAGTTCCACAGGTTCTGGTAAAATATTGTCACCAGGCTCATCGGAACTAGAATGTTCTCTTTCCACAAAGCACTGCTGTAAGGAAAACTCAAAGAACCAACTCTGAATCACATCCAGTTCAAAAGTTACATCTGAGGTTTCATTATTTACGTATTCCACGCTCTTAATAAAAGCGTAAAACCACTTGCTTCCAAAATTAGAGTTCTGGAACATCACGTAATTACAATCATAAAGATTATCTGCTACAATTCCGACACGTATCACACCACGCTTCACACGTTGATAGGTGTATTCATTTAAACTATATTTTGCCATACTGGAAAAGTATGAGGTTTGAGCACTACGACTACCGAAATAAATGGTATGATTGTAAGTACTATCTAGCGGAATATTCCTCAAAAGTCGGACGGATGTACCTGGTGCAATATACATAGAAAAACCTCCAATAAATGTTTCACGTGAAACATGTGGTTCCACGTGAAACAAGATGTATTATTTCGTTTTCTTATTCAACGGTGTGGGTGAATTTGCTTTTTCTGCATCTGACTTATTCAGTGTGATGGTATCTCCAACTTTCCAGGTATTAATTGCGCTACCTGTTGATGTGTATGTGGTACCATTCAAATTTACCTCAAGTGGCAGGGAAACAGTTCCTTTATCTTTCGGAACGATTAAAGCGCCATACGGATAAATCGCAATTAAATTCTGTACTGCTGTTTCTGTCTGAACAAACTGATAGTTGTTCGGTGACAGGCTTTCGGTTCCAGTGTATCTAAGAGAAATCGTTCTAGCACCACCGTTTTTGGAATCATCTAAATCTACATTAGATACTGCAAAGGTCAAACTCTCTGGTGCTGTCAAAGTTGCGCTGTCCAAAACGAACACGACAGCATTCGAAAAGTCACTGGTTGAAACGGTCTTCCACACATGATAGAAATAGTTCCAGTACAGTCCACTTGCAACATACTTTTCGGTAAACTGGTCTTTGTTATCATAAACCTGGAAAAAGTTTTCATCCACAAGAACCGCTTTCACGTCTGCCATCAACGCAAGCTCCTCAGCTGTCACCTCTTCCAGTCCAGTCGAATTTTCACGGATGGTTTCAAACCGTTTGTTATCAAAGGTATTAAAATAATCAATCAAGTGTAAGCGTCCCATGAAGTTGGCTTTATCCATGTTAAACGCACTAGCCAAAACATCCACATCAAACTGAGCGTTAAAGGTAGCGTCCATAAAAATGTGCTGATTGTTTCTTGGTGTTGTCGTGTAGACGTTTGCAGCGTTGTACTGATCGCTCATAAATGGGAGCAAGTTTGAGGTACCACGAAACGCAACGGCGGCTTTTTTGAGATCTGTGCCGTCGCCAATGGAAATCGGTTTTAACTTGCCCTTAGTAATATTTTTAATCAGCAGGTATTTAAACAGCAGGAACTCATCATACTCGGCTGCGGTATAAACAGAGTCCACGATCTTAGCGATCAAGTCCTGGACACCCTCAATGGATAAGAACGCTTGCTTTAAGTCCTCATCCTGAATGGTGACAGGATACATCACACGCCAATTAATGACATGGAACAAACTTCTTACATCCGGTAGGGTTCGTTTGAACTCACGTTCCTCACCCTTTTCTGGCGTATACTCAACCACCTTAGCGATGGAAACAAAGATGTCCTCAATCGTCTCACCGTACTCAATGTAACCTTTTTTCAAATCACGATACGGGTTGTTAAAGGTAGCACTCTGTACACGTACCATAGCGATACGGTTGATCAACGCATTTAAAAACTGATTGGCGAGTGCGGGGGTACCATAAATCACAGCACCGACTTTGGGAATGTCAGTTGCTTGCGTAATTTTAGGCACCTGACTCTGGTATTCATAACTAGCATTTTGACGAATCACGTTTAAAATATCTAACGTGCTTGCGTTCAGCGTGCCGACTGCAATTCTTCTAGGCATAATCAATATCCTCCTTTATTCAAAATGAAACAACTCCTCAAAGGTAGTAGGCGTTGCTTGTTCCGGGTCTTTGTCTGGTTCAGGTTCCGGGTCCGGCTCAGGGTCATTATTGAAAAAACGATCTTTATATTTCTGTCTCCACTCTCTATCATTCTGTTCGTATCGTTCTTTCCAGTCCCCATTTTCCTCTAACCGAGATTGGTAATCATTCAGGGTGTCGGTCACATCTTCCAACAAGCCAAGAACATCATCGGAATCATTGTCATTAAAGTTTTCTCTCAATCGTTCCATAATCGTATCTTTATTTACAACAGCCACAACGAAACACCTCCATACATTTAAAATAAATAAGGATGCCGCAAAATCATCATATAGACAGGCAGCGAGTTTTCTCGCCCAAACGTGCCGCCACCACCGCCACCACTGCTTAAATAACGGTACATCATCACCGCATTGTTTAAGATTTCGGCCTCAGTAAGATATTCATTACTAATCACCCATGCGGTAATCGACGTATCATTAGCGTGCGCAAGGATGTAGTCCTGACATTGTTTCGCCCATGCGACACGCTGTGAGGGGTCAGATTCAGCGGGACGTTCCCAACATTTCATAAATGCCTCTACCAGCATCGGGACATCGGTTGAGGTGGAAGTTAAAAATTCCTGTAAGCTGGAAATACCACCAAAGCTGCCTTGCCATTCATCCTCAACAATCAAATACTGCAACTGACCTTCTGGTGAGGTCAGTTCATAACCATTTTCTTTCAACCAATTTTCTAAGGCGGTTCGACGTTCAAAAGACCACTGAAAGAGTCCAAAGCCGATTCCGTTTCCTTTCTCTTCCAACCCCGGGTTAATGTTCGACTCTCTCCATGAATTACCACAAAGAGCAGCAATCACAGGTAAGCTATACCCATATCCAGATGCCCCACCTTCTCCAAATCGGTACAGGTCTGGAAACCGTGCAGGTGTCGATACATAATTTGGGTCGCCACCAGATGAACCAATGGATACTTGGTTTTGAAGAGGAGCATTGTTCGTGTGAGCGCCCATACATACCCCGGATGCCAAACCCCCCTTGTATACCATTTCGGTGTGGGTGTAACTGACAGCCACATCACCAGGCAACCATTGCCCATTCACATCCACTTTTTGGAAACCCATTTTTAATAGGATGGGACCCATCGTGTACGTGACAAATGGCCACGTGCTGCCATTGTTCGCTTCCACACACGGAAAACCACCAGCGATCAAAGAGTACCAAATAAAACTAGAGCAGTCATAGTACGTGATTCCGCCAATGGTTTGTTGATTTCGGTAAGTTTGAGAATATCCAACATTGGAAGCGTTACAAGTATTCACAGCCCAAGAGTATGCTTGATTAATATTCGGCATTAAGATTCCTCTCTCTTATCTAAATGGAACAGTTTTAACAGTTTATCCGGTAACAAGTCACTGTTAATCCGACAGATGTTCTCAACAATGGAAACGGTTTCCGTAACACCGACATAAGCAATAATAATCGGTAAAATATCAACACCTAAATTCATACCAATGCGGCTCCCATACAGGTCAACAAGTATCGCTAACCCATAACAAAATATGAATCCCACTTTTTTAAATAAACCGTCTCTTAGTTTTGATGACTGCACCCGTTTTTCCTTGATCGCTGCAATAAATCCTGATAGGATATCTAAGCCATTAAACACCAGTGCAATCACAACGGAATTGAGCATCCTCATCACCTCCTTACCTATGTTAATTATAGCATATCTATTGCTTAATAGCAATAGATATGTTATAATATTATAGAGGTGAAAAAGATGAGCGCAACAGAAACAAAATATTACGACGGAACAAAACTATTAAGCATGACAGACCTAAATGGAAAGAAACCTGAAATCTTTATCTGCACGTCAAACCGAACCGCTGGAAAAACAACGTATTTCTCCCGTTATTTTATGAATCGTTTCCTCAAACATGGGGAATGTTTTGGCTTACTGTATCGTTATTCGTATGAACTTGATGGCGTAGAAGAAAAGTTCTTTCGTGAAATTGGTAATTTATTCTTTCCGACACTGGAAATGAAAAGTGTTCCAAAGTCTAGAGGTCTGTATCGAGAACTTGTAGTGAATAATACGGTATGTGGTTATGCGTTGGCAATCAATACAGCTGAGCAGTTGAAAAAACTGTCTCACGTATTTAGCGATGTGAAACGCCTCCTTTTTGATGAATTTCAGTCTGAAAATAATCGTTATTGTTCCAACGAACTGACAAAGTTTATCTCTCTTAGAACCTCAATTGCTAGGGGTAAAGGGGAGCAGACACGATACCTTCCCGTGATTATGCTCTCCAACCCCGTTTCTTTATTAAATCCTTACTATGTTTCGTTTGGTATCTCTGATCGCTTGCAGGAAAACACAAAGTTCTTGCGTGGAAATGGGTTCGTACTGGAACAAAACTTTAATGAGAGTGCTTCCCAAGCGTTCTTAAGTTCCTCCTTTAACCAGGCGTTTAGCGGCGAAAAATATGTTGCCTATGCTGGTCAGTCCATCTACCTCAATGATAATAAATCCTTTATCGAAAAAATGAATGGAAAAAGCCGTTATATTTGTACGATCAAATTCCAAGACCGCTATTATAGCATCAATGAGTTTACCTCAGATGGAATTATGTACTGCTCGGAAAAAGTCGACCAGTCATTTCCTACAAAAATTGCGGTGACAACCGATGACCACAGCATTAATTACGTCATGATGAATCGGTACCGCTTCTTTATACAGCCACTGAGACAGCTTTTTGATTATGGTTGTTTCCGTTTTCAGAATTTGAAATGTAAAAGCGCTGTCATGGCTCTCTTATCCTTGTGATATCTGTCATAGTGACAGTTTATGATGTGTCACGGGTTCACCACGTTGGAAGATACGTCCGTGGTCCATTTTCGATCTGGTCGGTCGCATTCTCTGTGCTATGATTATAGATATATTTTAAGAGTGGGTTTACACCCACTCTTTTTTATGTTTCACGTGAAACATTAGAATAAGCCGGTGCTTCCAAATCCACCACGACTGACATTCTCTAAGGTTAGTACGTTTTCAAGCTGCACCTCAGGCTGATTTCTCAAAATACGAAACTGTACAATACGCTCTCCCTCATAAATTTTTGTGTATCTGGTGGCGTAAAACTCGGCTTTCCATATATCACGATCTCCACAATAACTGGAATCTATGATTCCAATGGAATTCACCATCAACAAACCATGGTTCGAAAACAATGAGGACCTTGGCGCTAGAATGGCCTCATATCCTTTTGGCAACTCCATGGATACCCCTAAACTAATTCTTGCGCTGTCACCTTCTCGAATTTCGATCGTCTCGGCACTTTTTAAATCTATCCAGTCTCCAACACGAATCTTTTCAATCGTACAGATCGGATTGTGATACTTTACTTTGATTTTATCCATATGCTCTCACCTCATTTCGTAATACGTGTCCATAAGTACAACCCCACCAGGCATCCGCTTTGGTAGTAACTTTCCGGGTATTTTTAACCCCCGTTTAAAATCATTGATCGTTCGTACAATCGGCACCTGATTCTCATATAAAAAAGCCTTTTCCTCTTCACTACGGCTCTCATCGTATACTCGATCTTCCTTCATACTCTCCACAAATAAATCCTTACACCTCTGAGGCATACCAGCGCATTTTACATCTAAATAATCACAGACTTCACTTTCATAGATTCCACGTTCCCCGTCGTATAGAATGTCTTTTTCCGTGATGTGCTCTAAATACGTTTTCTGCCTCACGTAGATACCACAGTCCCACTTGCTTTCCACCGCCCAATGATTAAATTCCGTGGGGTGTAGCGGGACACCTTTGATCTCTTCCAGCGGTAAATTAATGTGCAGACTATCGGTGTCACTGTATATAAATCCATCACGATCTGGTCCGTAATAATTTTTCTGTGCGGCACGTATCGTAAACTCTCTTGCGTAACTGGTAATGGCGCTACCACACGGGATGTATCCAGGTCTCTTATCATGCTCCTCGATCGGATAATAGGCGACGGTCTGCCTGCCAAATTCGTCAGGCTCTTTTAAGTACGCAACCTTGAAACTCGAATCCGTGCTAGTCGCCATTTTACCGTACAGATTGTTCAAAAATAGTTTTGCTAACGTTCGTACCGCTCCCTTGGAATTCATCTTAATTTCTTTGTATTTATCAATGTATTCATCGAAAATTCCGATCATGGAATGAAAATAAAATCCGTCAATGATCTGAAAATCTACAAGATCGTAATGTTCTAAGATTAGGTAATAATCTGTTTGAGTTAACGTCAACTCTACCGTCACAGGGTTTCCGCACACGTGGCTATAATATTGACCGTCCTTTGGGTCAAAAATATCAGACGTTTCTAATGCCTCAGTCCCTCGATACAAGGCGTTGTTCTTTATTTGGATAAAGGGTAGATATCCCTTCTTTAAATAAAAACGAGTACGAATACGCACAAAGAAATACCGGGTCTCTGTTTTCGCTTGTTCTGGTATGAAGTCCCCATGCCAATACGTAGGTAAGCCGATGGGGTAAGCATTGCCGGAACTCGAATGCATCACGGACGGGTACAAGGAATTTACATCCAAAGTGTACCCGTTTTCGTGTACCTTGTTTTCTTTCCCTCTGACTAGATAACACCACCCACCCTTATAAGACCGCCTTACCCACTCACCGATGTTTGCGTATTTATGATCAACACACGGAAATCCATGGTCATACAAATTCGGAAACAATTCGTCGTATTCCAACGCACAGAGTTTCGTGCTACGCTTTAGAATGTTTTTATACTCATCCAGACAACAGGAACCGATTGTTAACTTTGTGTGGTCCTGCTCGAACATGAATTCCAGACCTTCTTTTAAGACATAAATGTCGTTTTTGAAATACTCCCGTTCCTCATCTGTTACTTCACATCCAGCATACCGAAATCCTTTGTACTCCATCGTTAACTTTTGGTGCTTTGTCTTAAAGCTTTTTGCGATATCGGATAAGGCAAAAGGTAACAGTTTTAAACTGTCTCTTAAAATGATGTAATGCTTTCTGTATTTTATGATGATCTGGTACCATTGCCCTCTATCCGATATGCTGTACTTAAAGGACTTGCTCCTCATGTCTTTGTCGTCAACAAATTTTACCTTTCCGCCTGGTAGTTTTTGATAGGCTTGCTCATACTTTAGTTTCGTTAGTAAAAAGTCTATCCAAAAGGCACCATCGAACTTTAGGTTATGAAAGTATGCAATAATATGACAATTTAATGAGGTGAAATATTTGTACAGCTCACCGATCGAACCGTATACATGTAAGTCGTCCGTAAATAGTTCTCCACACCCGGATAACCACACCTCGGTATTCGTTTGCCCCTCATATACCGTTGTCTCAAAGTCACATGCAAAATAACGATACGTTCTTTTCATCTTACCACTCTTCTTGTGTTTCCGCCCATTCAGCAAATTCTTTCGTGAATTGTAATTTGTCTAACAGCTTCTCTTTGTACCATACACCCTGATCTGGTACGTATTCTGTCATGTTAGCTATGTACTTCATGGTCTCGCCTGCTTTGTATACAACATCCCACGTAATGAGATTTCCAGCCTCAGTACCTTTTCGTATCGTTTCCGCAAATCCTTTTCTGCCAACAGATTGAATAATTTCATCGGCCCAAGCGAGTAACATAGCGTACCCTTTTCCGTCCGCATAGACCTCTAACTGACTATACCACGTACTAATGGTGATTCGATCATAAATACCTTCATCGTCTGTATTTCTTTTTCGTTGTTTTCTGGTCTTTGCCGCTCTCTTTGCTGACTCGCTACGTCTCTGTTTTACAGCCTCGGTTCCTGTTAGTATCTCGCCCGTCTCACTATCCACGTAACTCGCCTTCTTGTAGAGAACATCTGGTGTGATTCTCTTTAGTCTGCGAATGGATGCTGGTGTGATTCTCTTGGGCTGATCTGGTAGGATGTTGTCTGGAAAGATGTATCCCTTGGCTCGGTTTCTTCTTAGAAAGCTTTGTATTCGTCTTCTTTCTTTTCGGTATTCTTGATAGTATTTGCCTTTGCTCATTAGAATACCTCCCATTCAATAGAAAAAGTGGGGACGAATCCCCACTTCATCTAAAATACTTATTCGATACTGGATACGTCCAAGATACAATTAATAAAATCTCTACCCGCTTTCGTTTTACCACTTGTCTTAATAATCGTAAATGGTTTGTCTTTACAGATCATTGCAATGTCATTTAATGACCGTTTGAAAGTCTTAGATTGGAAAGAATACACGTTCTTTTCGTCGTCAATAATGGAAACGATGTTTACGACTTCTCCCGTATCTTCTTTTACTTCCTCAAACTCTAAGATTCCTCTGACATTGATCTTGGTTCCATCCTCTAACGTTTTTACGGATATCATAGATGGTGATACCGTCATTAAATAGATTTCTACCTCGCTAAACTCTCTGCTCTTGTTTGTTACTGTGACCATGTTTTATTCCTCCTCTTCTTCAATCATTTCTTCATCTTCATAAATACTTGCAGTTGTTTGGCTACGTTCGACCTCAGCACACTTGATAAAGTCCTCTAAGCTCATGCTGTATAATGACGTTCCGATATATTCTAACGTCAAACCTATAATTGGATTGCTTCCAATCACATTTTTGATCTCTTTCAGCAATAGCTTGTTTTTTACTTTTCTACCAATTTCACCAGCTGCAACTTCCTGTAAGGTTGTTTCATCTACAGGTAATAAAGTTCGTACGATCTTATTTCGTGTCTGTGCTTCTTCAAGATCATAGTACTGGACGGTGATAGTGTACTCTTTAATGAGTCTTCTTATCATACGTTTTCGCATTCCTTTTTTCTCCTCTCTTCTTGTTTTTTGTTTTTTCATATTTATTATATCATATTTTAAATATGAACTCAACCTATTATTTAATTATTTTTTACTATTTTTATTTTTGTATTCCTCCTCCATCATTTTTTCAAATTGTCTGAACATTTCTTCTCTTTCTTTAGAATTGTGAGAATTATTTTGGAAATTCATGTACCGAATCTCACGTGCTATCTTGTTGTACTGCTCTTCTCTCCATTCTTGATAGATTTTACCTAGTTTATGCCACAGGATAAAGCTGATCGCTGGTATCCCTACAAACGCTAAGAATATAAAACTGAGATATAATAATCCTTCCATATTTGTTCTCCTCTCTTGACATTTTGGGGTTGATGTGGTATAATATGCTTAGATACAAAGAAGATTAGTTGTATCTCCTTCTTGTAGGCCCGCCGTGGTTCAGACTTTGCCACTGAATCACTAAGCCTAGTTTTATCTACATCCCTGATTTGAAAGTGCGGGCGGTTTGGTTTTTTTCCAATCCGCTCCAACTTTTTTCATCTCTTCCCCGTGTGGTGCTCTTGTACCCGGGTGATGAGGTAAATCGCATTCAGTAAGTAGTATTTTACTTGTTGGATGGTTCCGTAAAAGATTATGCTGTCGTCGATGTAGACGTTGTATAGTTTACTCTTGGAACTGCCCTTTCGCTCTCGAACACTGTATTGCGGTAGTTCATAGGCGAGGCATAAGGCGTTTAACGTCAAGGTCTCCTCGGTTAATGGGTTCTGCTCGATGGTTATTCTTTGTTTTGTCATTGTATTCACTCCTTTTATATGGTATTTATTTTATTTAACACTGTTAAATAATAGGTATCTAAATTGATCAGATGCTTGGAATCCGTACCAGTGATTTCGTAGAATCCAATATCTATTCCTAATCTTCTCGCTGCTACGTATCTTTCTTTGACATCGTTGAATAGATATAACGGTTTTCTATTTCGGTATCCTATGTGGATTACCTGCATCCATTCCGTTTTATTCCTACTGTTTGTGATACAGTAGATTAGCGATTCCCTATAGTAACTGTAGTCAAATTCTTTATCAAGTATGATTACTTGATCTTTAATATCTCGGTGGTAAATGTTTATTTTCCCTTTCCTTTTTTCTTGATTATATGATAGCACATTTTCTGATCTTTGTCAAGACATTTTTTGAAATAAAAGTTGACAGATTTTTGGGTTCTTAAGTTGGTGTAGGTGAAAATGGGATTTTGGTCTAATGGAGG